CTCCACCACTACTCTTGGACTCGGAAGGAGCGCCTGCCAATCAGGATAACTGGCAGTATGTCCTGGTTGGTGCCACCGCACTGCCCGTTGGTTGGATGTATCAACGATTTGACGGAAACGGTGTCTGGACCTACACGTTGCGACTGCGCAAATGTAATTACACTTACATTAACTCGCGACATGTAGGTGCAGGCACCCCGCGGCTGGTTCAGCGCATTGTAGCTACCGCAAGGGGCCTCATTGTGCCGAACATCCACCAGCCTACCCTAGCAGATGTGTTGGGCGTTCAATACGACTGGCAATCGTTTTTCAACGCTACACGTCAAGGTCATACTCTTACCAATCGTAGTATCATTAACACTGTGAACCCAGATGTTCATGCGGCTGCTCAGCACCACACGCACATTCTGCCGGAACAGGTAATGTCCTGCGCGAAGGAAGCCAAGAGGTATGTGCACGCTTGTGCCGCCATCGGTATCATTGCCGGAATGGACGGAGCCACGCAAGCGTCGCTATCCACTTGGATGACCTGGGCGATCACTGCACCCACCACAATAGTCGAGGCGTTTTTGGCTGCGCTTTATGCTCTCGATTTCAACCACTCAGCACAGCTAACGAAATACCTGAAGCTCGTGACCGTACGCGCAAAGCAACTTCAGCACTCCATGGATATCGACCTGGCACCCGCCTTCGAAACCGAGGTACTCATCAACCGTGGCCTGGGCACTGTCGACTGGGAAGGGGAACGTAGGAACCGTTCTAACCCTCAAGTCGTCGCCCTTGACCCTGACAAGGTCTTCACGTTGGCCAGAGAGATACTCCAAGCTGGACGAGCTAGCGGTCACCGCTACAAACCGATGGGTTGGCAAGACTGGTGGGAACGTAGATGGCTACACGTTCCCAACGGTTCTGCCCACCCAACCGCTGCACTTGCACAGTCACGCCACAAGGACCTTAAGGGACATGAGGGGTATGGTAAGAAAATACTCCTCTCTTCCCTAGCCGGCTACCCCTTCCAAGAACTTCTTGCGAACAAGCCGATGATCCTGGCGTGGCCTAGCATCAAGTACGAATGGGGCAAACAACGCGCCATCTACGGAACTGATCTCGAATCGTTCATGCTATGCGATTTTGCGATGCCGGCCTGTGAGCAAGCCCTCCCCGACTACATGCTCACAGGTCACGCTGCGTCTGAAGACAACGTCCGACGCACGCTACGCCTAATCAGCGAAGGCATGATGCCATTCTGCTTCGACTATGAAGACTTCAACAGTCAACATTCTCTTAGCAGCATGGCGGCAGTTCTGCGCGCATATCGCGCTGTCTACAGCAACCAGATGACTGATGAACAATATCAGGCAATGGTTTGGACTGAAGCAAGCGTGATGGAACAACACGTACAAGACAACCAGACCCTCCAAGTCAACGGCTATACAACCAACGGAACACTTTTCAGCGGTTGGAGGCTCACAACTTTCATGAACAGCATTCTCAACAGAGTCTACCTTGAGGCTGCCGGGGCACTACAACATTCTACCGTTAGTGTCCACAGCGGCGATGATGTTTATGCAAGTGTCGTCACACTCGAAGACAGTGAAGCCTTCCTCCGCGCGGCGAAGCGAGCAGGCATACGTGCCCAGCTTACGAAGGCCGCTACTGGTAGTATCGCCGAATTCCTCCGCATCGACCATCGAGGTGCGGCCACTGGGTCTCAGTACTTGCCACGTGCTTGTGCCACATTCGTACATAGCCGTTACGAGAGTCGTGCAGCTCTTAGCTTCCGAGCAATGGTAACGGCCATCGATACACGTGCCGCAGAACTTGTTCAGCGTGGGGCGCCTCAAGAAATTGTCAGTTTCATGAAGGCGGTCCAGTATACACACGCTGAACACGTGTTCCACTGC